TCTTGGGTTAGAGTGTAATCCATTTACTTGCTGTATTCTTCTTTGATACGCTTGAGGCTGATGTGCTCGACATCATAGTTACCATTTTCAACACCACGCTTAACTACGATACCGGCGTTCCACATGTTGTTGGCGGGTCCAGCGAAATCGGCGTGATAGTCCTGATACACTCCAACAACGCATCCGTGAATCTTGTTCCCTCGGACATCACTTCTAACACAGTAATCGAAAAGGTGACTATGTCCTTGGGTACAGGATGCGAGTTGTTTGAGGATGAGTGTCTGAGCGTGACGTTCACCGGAGATAGGTCGTCCCATGATGCCGCTTGTGAAGTAATGCTGGTACGCAACTCCGTCAACAAGTGCAGGAGTAAGGAACGGATATTCTTCCCATCCATACTCGCGGGATTGCAGATCGGAAAGACCAATGGTGCCCTCGAGTACGGGGTCTCTATCGATAGCCTTAGAAATACGGGCTTCGTGGTTTCCGAGGGTTCGAATGAAACGCGGGAGCTTTTTCTTTTGCTTGCGGATGATTTCAAACATCTTCTCCTGGGCGTCTAGTCCCGCGTCAATGTCTCGTTTATAACGACGGCCTTCAAACCCTTTAGTCCCCTTATCATAGTGGCACAGTGAGGGCATGTCCCACCAGTCGCCGATATCTACAACAACGTCGGGTTTAATGTCGTTGATGAGGTGGCCAAGCCATTGGTACCGTTTGTTGTGGAAGTCAGGATGTGCGTGGCTGTCGGGGATGATTAGGTGTGTTTTACCGCTCAATTAAGTACCACGCACTGTGTCAGGATACATAGTACCAGCTTCCGTCACCTTGACCTTAAAGATCATGTGGACGGGCCACGCCGTCATAACCCCGTCTTGAACTGAACGGTAGCCATTCTTAATAATCTGATCTGCATGTTCGCGACCGGATGCGTGAGAGGCAACTTCATAGTCAAAGACAAGGCCATTGGTAAGATAGGTAGTTACTTTAGCCATTCGTCGGGTATCTCCTCATGAGCCCATAGGAAGCCATTCTTCTCGGCCCATTGAGCATACGTTTGTTTCTGTCCGCTAATCTTTGCATGTGCATTATAGAAGACAAAGCGAATATCTAGGTCAGGGTGCTGGTCTCGTACCGCGATCATCTTTGCGGCCTCACCAGCACCCCGGCGGAAGTGGCCCTTCGACTCAATAATGATTCCATTCGCAAGGACAAAGTCGGGCGTATAGGAATGTGACTGAGTATAGGGCAACTTCAGTGTCTCGTATTCGAACCCCATCTTGCGTTTCTTGAGGGATGCCGCGAGACTGCGTTCGAAGGCATTACGCATTAGCTGTGAAGCTTAGCCTTAGGCTCTAGCCGCTTAATGGACCGCACGTTGTCCATCGGGGTGGCAAACAGCAGCTTTCCGTCCTCGGTCACCGTGCCGGCAAAGACAGGGTTGAAGGACAGAAGGCCGTGCTCGATGATCTCGGTGCCATCTTTGAGCGTGAAGTTGTAGTCATAGGTTTGTTCGGGGGCGGCGATGGGTTCACCACCAATGCTTACGATTTTGGACAATTAATTTGTCTCTCTTTCTTGATTGGACGCATCGACATGATAGCGCCATATACTGTGTGCTTGTCTACGGTTCGAGTTTCGAGGGTATTCAAGTACGCCAGAACCCTATCAAAAGATTCCCATTGACCTTGAATAAACCATCTTTCTTCATCTGTCAGACGCCAAGGTTTTGGATGATTTTTATTTCTCAAAATGTCAACTCCGGGACTTTGGGTTCTTTGACGACCTCAACAAGATGCTTCGGCCCGGAACTATATAGGAAGGTTCTTACACCCACCCCATCATTTGCATCAGCCCAACAACGGAACTTATGAGGGCAATAGCTGCAGCCCACACTAAGAGCGAGATTCCCACTAAGGCCATCTGGAACAGCCTCGTAGCAACGATCTGGTTCCTCGGGACTGACCACCACTTCTTTAAGGTGCTCGATACGCTCTTCAATTCTCAGTCCTTCCGTTTCTTGCTGCGGTATCTGCAGCAGAGCCAAGTGACCATTTTGTTTGTCTCCGGCCAAGAAGGCACCGGGGAGTCCCAAGGCTGTGCTGTATCCACCGATTTGGTCGATGTATCCGAAGGGGTCGTCATCGGCAAGCGTCCCATATTTGAATTTCTTAAAGGCATAGGTCGATGCAGATTTAACGTCGACAACATGGCCATCAATTACGGCGTCGATGTGCCCTTTGATGCCGTTGATTTCGACTTCCGCTTGCTCTTGGGTGACGTCGTGTCCTGCACATTTGGCGAGAAAGAGGAGGACAGATTCGTAGATGTCGCCGATGAGGAACTTGAGAAGCGTGTGCGGCTCCAGAGTTTCCTTGCTGCCGTCATCGTGGAACTCATACCAGAGCTGACGGTCCGGCTTGCCCAAATTGGACATGCGAAGAGTAGCAGCACGAGGGTCGGCAGCAGACCTGAGACGACTTGATACCACGCTGGCCAAGTCTGCCGCAAATCCGCTGACCAGTTCGTCACTCGGGTTAGTGCCTTGTCGAAAGAGATCATAGATGTCCTCAACGAGGCTCTCAATTTGTTTAGCAATAATTATTATCCTTTGAATTGGTGCACGGTCGGCCCCATACCCGTCGCCCCCGTGCAGCACCTCTACGCCTAATCGCCAGAGGGCCCCATCAAGTCCCCGAGGGGAACCTATATTAGACTACTTCATCACCTTCAAGAAACGCCAAATACTTTTCAGCGTTTTGAAGTTGCTCTTCAATGGTCGGCGGGGTGTACTTGGGAGCCAGACCCCCAAAGCCATGATCGACCATGACGCCGTCGTCGTAACTACCTTGCGTGTGGCTAATGCCATACTGAAGGGCGATCTCGCGATTTGAACGTTCCATTACTGACTCCAATCCTCAACCGACCCATCTTCGTTGTACGTCGGCAGGTCTTCATCGTCACCAGCACGACCTTCGTAGGCCACATGCTCCACGACTTGCATCTTGATGAGGCCAGGCTTCGTCTCGCCTTCGTACTCATTTAGAGCGATCTTGAAGTTACAGACCGAGCCGTTGCCGATGAGAGTCTTCTGGTCCCACGGCTGACCCTTCTTGTTGACCACTTCGATGGGCTTACCAGCCGAGCCGTCCTTCTTCAGTTCACGACGCTTGAACGTGATGAAGTCACCGCGATCATCGTCTTTATTCTTGATGACTGACTTCGACATACCAGCCTCGAGAAGCCGGGCTTTGGTCGGAGCGTCAATGCACAGATCGACGGACCATTCTTTGTATTGCTTTTTGAAACCCCAAGCAGGAGCGCCAAGAACTTTGGCATAATGCACTGGACCTTGAATAACCAAGTTTGTTTTCCGTTTCTTATTGTTTGTTATGAAGCGGGGCAGAACCCTACTCTCTTATTATAGCCCATTACGGACTATTTGTCAACTACCAAATTGCGTGATCGTAGCGGCCTGTTTTTACCTTTTCGTTGTTGTAGCGTTCGCGTAGTTCTGCATAGGCTTCTTGAAGGGCTTTGAATGCCGCTTCAAGTTCGGCCCTTGACATTTTAGAAATATGTGTTATAATAACCTCGTGGTGCCCGGGGGAAGACCATTAGAGAGTCCCCCAATAATGATCTTCTTCTTCTTTAGTAAGTCTCCTAGAATCGACGCTAGTGCGTCTCCGCCCAGCTGAATCCGACCTTATAGTCGCCATCGAGCGGGACGCTGAATCCAAGTTCTTCGCCAGATGCAATAATGCTTTTAACTGCCAGCTTGCCAAACTCCTCAGCGTCAGTGTGTAGAACGTCGTGCTGTCCCTCATCGTGAATGTCTCCTACTTTCATTTGGTCAATACCCTTCTCCTCGCACCAACGGTCGAGTATGATAGAGGCCACCTTCATAGTGATGCCCCCGGCCGATTGAAGCTTACTGTTCAGCGCCGCATGTGGGGAGAGGCACCTGACATATCCACCGTCAATCGTTTGAATCCAGCCAGTCTTCTGCTCGTCTTGAGCCTCCCGAATGGCATTCTCTAGGCCAGGGGTGGTCTTCATGAGAATCTCACGGGCCATCTTACCAAAGCCCTTGCCTTTGTTGGCAGTGGCATCTAGGCGACGGTCTTGTGCTCCGTAGAGAAACGCATAGAAGACGTTTTTGACAATTAGGTCACGTTCCTCGGGGGCAAGACCGAGGTTCGCCGTGTTGACCGCGTGGGGGTCCCCGTGAATGTACAGTTCTGCTGCAACAGGGTCACGAAGGTAGTGTCCGAACATACGCATTTCGAGACCTTTGGCATCGTAGCCGACGAGCCTTCGTGTGGTTCGGTCAGCAACTGTCCATAGTCCTCGGCACTCTTTACCATATTTTACTTTCGGTTTAGCCTTGGGGATGTTTGCCGTATTCGGATTAAAGTGGGTCATCCTGCGCGTAATAGCGCCACAGGTAAGGACCCGGCCCCGCATTCGGGAGTCCGTACGGTCTACCGCATTTAGCCATGTCTGAAGCATAGAAGCACGTCCAGACAAGACGAGCCAGTCGGCAATGGCCTGGGCCTCGGGAACGCCTTTTTTGGAGTTGGCGAACTCTACGAGGCTATCTTCGTCAACGGAGGGATTTCCGTTTTTAGTTTTCTTGGTGGGCTTGAACCCGATGGACAACAGCTTTTTGAGCCGCTGCTGAGGTGAACCTATGTTGAACTCTTGCCAGTCAAAGACCTCATACGTGCTCTGATCTTCTGCAAGGACCAGTTTCGGATAGGAAGACAGGTGGCGTTCGAACGAAGCATAAGGTGTTCCATCTGCCTTAGTTCGGTAATTGTAGACCCCGTTTGAGACCAGCACTGGCGGAAAAAGTTCTCTAATAGGTTCCGCAAGGCCAGCCTGTTCTGATGTAACTCGTTGATAGAGTCGTTCAGCCCCTTGAATGTCAAAGTAAAATCCGTTCTGTTCTTGTTTGTCGACGACAACTCTGATCTCATGTTCAATTCGGCAGGACTTTTCGGAGAACCCTCGATTTTGCATTCGAGAGGAAAGTGCCAAAAAGACCCGCTTGGTGAGTCTGACATCTTGCTTACATCGCTCCAACATCGCAGGTGAATACTGGCTCCAATCTTCGTGAGCCAGCTTGGGGAACTTCATGCGTTCGCCCCACGCCTCAAGCGAGTGACCGCCTTTCATGCGTGGGTCGTACATGTAGCTTAGGACTAGTGTGTCGACAACCCGGTCGAAGGGGATGCCACAAGCCCACAAGCGATTAAGAGCAGGTACATCGTAGCTGAGGAAATTATGACCCACGAAGTAGGAGTCACGGTTCGCAGCCACAAAGCGATTGAACTGTTCAGAATCCAGGAAAGTGAAAACTTCGCCTGTAGCTGCATTCTCGCATACCACAACCCAAATTCGAGATGGTTTGAGGCTGTCGGCTTCGATGTCGAGGACCCAGTATTTCGAGAGGTACTTGTGGTTGAGGTACATTCGGCTCCTTTGCGGATGCTCTTATTGTTTAGACCCATGGCGCATCAGCAGCTACACCGCCGCCGCCTCCGTTTTCATATTTCATGATTTCTTCTTTGTCCAGCTCACGTAGACGTCCAGACATGTCGTCGTAGAATAGGTAGACACCTGGACCAGTCCTTCCACAGAACCGATTCTTCTGGACCACGACCTTAGTGACATTACGTCGCCACGGATCGGCATCCTCTTTAAGACGAGACAACTTAACGACAATATTGGAAATTTGTTCAGGTCCCGCTGAAGACCTGATTTGTCCTTGTCGGTTTTGGTGGATAACGGCCACAACTGCAATGTTAAGCTCCATACATAGCGTCTTGAGCTTGGTAGAAATCTCATCGAGTTGCTTTCTTTCGTCGCCGTTTTGGTCAGAGACAATGATACTCAGGTGGTCAAGGAATATGTACTTGCATCCGAGGTTGTGCATGTGCCTTATTTTGGCGAGTACTTCATGGATAGAATTACTCCCGAAGTGATCCCACACAACCACGCGGTCATTATTAATGACAGCATCATAATAGGTTCGTAGTTCGGTTGCATCCACCCCAGCACGCACATCAGGAAGATGGAGAGGCTTATCAGCAGAGATAGACATGAGCCCAAGAGCGGTATCAGAATTAGACTCTTCGAGGTGTAGGAAGCCAATGCCATATCCTTTCTCTATACAAGCCTTATCCGTGAGAATGAAGTGTTCAATCTCTTTTAGATAGCTTGTCTTGCCGACCCCGGTATCTGCCGTCACGAGGACAACCTCGCTGAGCCGCATACCGTAGGTCATATCGTTCATGCCCGTCCAAGGATAGGGCACGGTCTCGTAGTTCTTAGGGGTGCTGATTTCGTCCCACATGTCCTTGCCCAGCTTGAGACCGCTGGGGGTAAAGGTCGGGGCAGCCCACCATTCCTTAGTGAACTTGGAGGCCCAACCTTCGATAAGGTAATCATTAGGGTCCTTGGCGTCAGCAAGCGTCAGGACACGCACCTTACCGATGGGGAACATCTGTGCTACCGCGAGGGCAGCCTCTTGGCCAGGGTAGCGGATGGTGCCATCGGGGGCTACCTTGGCTTCGTCTTTGTCAAAACAGATGACAATAGTTTCGAAAGAGTTTAGATATTCGAAGTTTTCAGCTGCGTCTCGAGGTGCTGTAGCAGCATTCTTGACAGAGACCACGGGATATCGGCTGCCTTGCATTTCGTATGCAGCCATCGCATCGCACTCTCCCTCGACAACGGTGATCGCCTTAGCACTGCCCGCTGGGAATACCTGCTGTCCAAAGAGCGACGCTTGCCCGGATTCACCCTCCCAAAGGAAACCCTTGACACTTCGCCGCCGTAGCTTATTCGCAATGTGTACGCCATCCCTTGTGAAGTAAGGGTAAACGTGCTTGACTTCATTCGCTTCGTCCCTGTCATTGGTGACACCGTATTTCTTGGCTGTGGCTGCACTGATGCGCCTATCTGCCAGATCGGTAAATTCTTTGGGGATGGGCCTAATGGTTTTGACTGCTGTCAGTTTCTTCTCCTCCACTCTTCGAGGTGGATTCTTTGTTTTAAAAGGGTCGTTGCCCTTGCAGGAATGGCAGTGGGTCCCCCATTCAAAGAGGGACGCTGCATCAGATGACCCACACAAGCCACAGGGTTGATGGGTCTTAAGTGGTTTGGTCAATTGTCTCCTTCATGGTCTTCTCCTGTAAGGGCGGCGTCGATGTCGGTGATGAACGGCGATTGCTCTACGTCACCGAAGCCGAGCATTCCCGCCTGAAGAACCATCATTTGACGGGCAACTGTCAAAGCCCCCCGCAGCCTCTCGCACAGACCGGCTATGTCAGGGGTGGTCATGCTCCGCTCCAAATCCAGATTATTGCGCCGACAAAGGCCGCGAAGGTAAAGACAGCATTGATTGCCGATCTCAGGATGTCATCAGTCCGCACCGAGCGTTCGGGCAATATCTCAGCAGACGTGAGGCGCAGGACTTGAGCCAAGATCGCCGTCGCAAAGCTGGTCAGAATGATTGCAAGCCCTATTGGCATCACTCCCTCCCTGTATCGGTAGGGGCGGCGTAAAGCCTTTTCCATTTCCCACCATTGATTGACTGGTATCGCCGCAGCCAAATCCACCCCTCCTCGGTCAGTCGGGTCGGTAGCCACGCAAAAGCTGGCTTGTAGGACGTGGACGTAACGCACACGCGGCTCATGCCTCGCCTCCTGTATCGGTAGGGCGAAGGGCTGCGATGATGGCGTCGGCTTTGCGGAGCGATGATCTTGTGTCCCGCTCGGTGTCGTAACCCATGCGGCGACGCATCCCGAGATTGCTCCAAACGTCAGGCTCGATAATCCGCGCAATCTCCTCCCTGCTCACCCCTACCGGAACGACAGGGGATGCTGCGAGCATGGCGGCGTAACCCGCCCGCTTCTGGTGTCGGTCTGGTGCGTAGTCGGTCGGAATGTGCCGCAGAAATGCGTCGATCATTTCAAGCGGAGGATTAACCGGAA